GGCCGACCGTATTGCATCCGTTGACTCAATTAACCGCCGATTCGCCGACACGGGCGATGGCGGGTGGGCTGAAGTTGGAAAGTCAATTTCTTACAACGTCACTGGCAAATTCCGTGAGGCATTTGAAGCCTACGACCCCATCAATGGTGGCAAGTGGGTAGAGAGTAAAGCCAGTGGTGACTTGGTGTTTGTTGATGGCAACGCCGCAGCGGCAAGCTATCTAGTCATCAGCAAAGACCCATTGGCAGCGGGGACCGAAACCTCTATCGAGCAAGATGCGAATTTGCATTTCGAAATGCCATCGGAAATTGCCGTTGCATGCTCAATGTCTCAGCGCACGTTGGGCCAAGAGTTTTCAATCGAGGCGGTTGATCATTCCGCAGTTTTGCCGGATGTGGCCGACATTGCCATTGCCAGCATTGCACAGACCACCACCACGCTGACAATTGACACTGTGGCGCCTCACGGTCTTAGCGTTGGCAAGAGCATTGGCATCTATGGCTGCTCTGACATGCGGGCCAACTATCCCGCCCTGGTGGTTGCAAGCATCCCCACGCCGAACCAAATCACATGCACTGCAGGGCCTGGCGGCACGATTGCGTCACAGACCATCACCAACCCGGCCGGCGCCAAGGGCTCGATCTACTTCCGCCAGCGCCTCGGCCGTGCCAGCAACGGCGTGTCTCAGATTTTTGAGAACGCCACCGTCACCAACGCGAGCATCTATCTGCGCAGCGAGTCCGGCGATGCCCTGCCAAGCGGAACTATTGCGGGCAGTCACTCCACGACAGTTGGAACCACAGCGCCCATTCAACTGGTCAACAGCGCCTACACCTACGCATTCGGCGCGACCACCGAATACCGGATGCTCCTGCAAAGTGACCGGGTTCAAATTGCCGATGCAGCCGTTGATGCAACTGCGCAACTCACTGCGCGAGCCACCCGCACGCAGGTGTGCCCAGACCCTAGCGAGTTGTACAAGCTGCGATTCCGCGCCACAAACAACAAGGCACTGACTGTGCCTGCGGCTCAGATCGTTTCTGCAGTTAAAACTGGAACGACCACTGCAACCATCACGACTGACGTTGCTCACGGCCTTGCCCTGGGTGATCCAGTGGTGATCTACGGTATCCGAGACCAGGCGGCAACTTCATTCCCAAACCTATTGGTCGCCACGGCTGTGGCATCAATAGTAAGTCCGACTAGTTTCACAATCGTTCAGGGCACGGCGGGGACGGTCACCAGCTACGGTGGATATGTCGCCGAGGTGCAGGGCGGCAACCTGATGTCATCGCTGGGGGCTAACGCAGTGGTTGCGCAATCGGCAACCCTTTCCACCCTCTCAGACGGCACTCGTCAACTTGTGCTGGTAGGTAACACCAACTGGGCAGGCCTAAGCATCGGCGACATGCTGAACGTGGTGGGGTGCCGGAACGCAACGGACGGCGCGACGCTGTCTGTAGATGGGCCGTGGAAGGTGGCGAACAGTGTCACCACTGCGCTGACTTTGGTGCTTCCGTTCACTGGCCAACGCACACTGCCGGCCGACTTTGGCTCCACCAACTGCGGCGGCGGAATCATCAAGCGCACATGCTTGCGGATCTCGTTCGTCCGAGTGTTTGATTACGAGCGGCTGCGTGTTGAGGGTCTTGCGCGCCCAGGCTCAGACGCAGCCTCAGCGCTTCCAGTAGCGGTGCAAAACAGCCTAGCAGTAACTGCAGTCACTACGCAGGGCACACCAGTAGCCCCGGCGACGCCTTTCATTCTCAACTCAGCCGCATCTACCAACGGCGCGTTGATTTTGACTGGCACTAGCGGGTTGCACGCCTTCTATGCGACGAACACGGGCGCAACTGCCGCGTACGTCAAGTTGTACAACAAAGCTACTGCACCGACGGTTGGCACCGACGTTCCGGCTATGATTCTCCCAATCGCCGCGGCTGTTGCCGGGGTACCTGGCGTTGCGTTGCTGCCCATTGGATACCAAGGCTTCCGCTTTGCCCTCGGGCTTGGAATCGCAGTTACTGGCGGTGCTGCTGATGCGGACACCACCGCTGTAGCGGCTGGTCAAGTCAAGGTCATGTTGTCGAGGACTGTGTAATGGCTCAATACACCATCGTTTCCAACGCTGCGCCATACCTTCAAATTGAGGTGGCGTTTGCCGATCAAATGTTTGAGCAAGTGCTGGTGTCCAGCAAAACCGGCAAAGCCTTGGCCGACCAGCTCCAAGCGTACGCAGACGCCTACGAGGATGAGTGGACGGCGGCGCCAACCGACAACGTGGAGCAGTGATATGTGGACCAAGCGGCAACTAGTGGGCAGTGCTTACGAAGAAATCGGGCTTGCCAACTACGAGTTTGAGCTGACGCCAGAAGAGTGGCAGTCGGCCCTTCGCCGAATGGATTCCATGATTGCATCGTGGCAGGCCAAGAACATCTATCTCGGCTATGCCCTGCCCGCTTCGCCAGATGATTCGGACCTCGACGACGACGCGCAGATTCAGGACATCGACGCCGAGGCGATCTTCACCAACCTCGCCAAGCGACTTGCCCCATCGTTCGGCAAGACGGTGCAGCCCGATACGATGACGGTCGCCAAGGACACGTACAACGCGCTTCTCTGTCGTGCCGCAATGCCTGCGCAGATGCAGTTCCCGAGCAACACCCCGGCAGGCGCTGGTAACAAATACTGGGTACTGACCCGCAACCCTTTCCTCCGTGGCCCCGATGAATCCAAAGTGGTTCAAGAGGAAAACGGCAATCTCGGTTTTCTTGAGGGCAAATAATGGGCGCTGCAATCAACTCCCTGCCGCAAACGGATATCGCTGCGGCCGATCAAGTCCCGTTCTTCTCATCGGCCAATGGCTCGGACAGAAAGACCTCCGTCACGCAAATGACCGCGGCAATTCAGTCCCTGCTAGTGGTTGCTGGCATGGCCCCGCAGTACTCCGCCCCATCGGCTACCGGGTTCTCCGTCACTATCTCACCGCCCACAAATGGCGTGTCCATGTGGCTGCTGTTGACCCCTGCCGCCACCTATGCCGCAGGAACCATTGTCCTGCCTCCTGCAAGCTCATGCATTGGCGGCCAAGAGGTGGCGGTGACCTGCACGCAGATTGTTTCCTCGCTCACTGTGTCGGGCAATGGCTCTACTGTGAACGGTGCGCCTACTTCGCTGACGGCAAACCAAGCGTTTCGCCTGCGCTTTGATGGCGTGTTTGGCGCTTGGTATCCGATCACCTGAGCAATGCAGATACCGGTCATCAACGGCACCTTGACCGATAGCGCTGCGGAGTTTCGCACAAGCTATCCGGTCAATCTCGTCCCAGTCCCAAAGCCGCAGGGCATCTCGCCGGGGTATCTCAAGACCGCCGACGGCATGATCGAGTTCGCCAGTTCTATCTACAGCGAAGCGCGCGACCGGGGGGCAATCAACTGGAACGGCATCTGCTACCGAGTCATCGGTGATTGGCTGACGCGGGTGAACGAGGACCAGACCATCGACTACCTCGGGCAAGTGGTTGATGACGGCAAACGCTCTGTCATGGTTAACGGATTCGACCGTCTTGCCATTTCCTCGGGCGGGAATCTCTACTACTGGTCGCAGTCGTTGGGCTTGGTGCAGGTGACAGACTTGGACCTCGGCCTGGTGCTTGATGTAGTGTGGGCCGCTGGCTACTACCTCACGACCGATGGCGAGTTCATCGTGCAGACGGATTTGAATGATCCGCTGTCTGTCAACCCGCTCAAGTATGGATCATCTGAGGCATCGCCCGACCCCATCAATTCGCTGCTGTACCTGCGAAATGAGCTGGTGGCGATTAACCGATACACCTCGGAGTTTTTCGACAACGTAGGTGGAACGGGGTTCGCCTGGCAGCGCGTTGAGGGGGCAATGGTCCCGAAAGGTTCTATTGGCACTCATGCGTCTTGCTACTTTCTCGACTCGTTCGCATTTGTAGGCGGCGGGTACAACGAGGCAATCTCTGTATGGATTGGCGGGCAGGGGCAGGCCGTCAAGGTGGCTACCCGTGAGATTGAAACGCAACTAGCTGGATACACTCAGGCCCAGCTTGCGGCAATCTTTGTTGAGCAGCGTTGCGACCGCATGCATGAGTTTCTCTACATCCACTTGCCCGACAAAACGCTGGTGTATGACGCCGCCGCTTCCCGTGCTGTCAACGATCCGGTGTGGCACATCCTTGTTAGCGGAGCAGAGGGCGAGCTGCCATACCGTGCGCGTAACTTTGTTCAGTGCTACGGAAAGTGGCTGTTTGGCGATAACCAATCGCTTGTTATTGGCTACCTGACCGACCGCGACGCCCGCCAGTTTGGCGACACGGTGCCGTGGCAGTTCGATACCCAGATTGTTTACAACGAGGGGCGAGGCGCGCTGTTCAATGAACTTGAGCTAGTCCGCCTGCCGGGCCGTCAGTCGGTGAATCCAATCGACGGTCCGGCGACTACCGATGCCACGGTGTTCTACAGCTACACCGACAACGGGCTGCAATGGTCCAATCCTCAGCCGTCACTTAAGACAAGGCCCGGCATGACAGATGCCCGCACATGCTGGCGCAGGTTGGGCAGAATGTCGCAATGGCGGGGGATACGATTGCGAGGAATGAACAATCCATACCCAGACGCATTCGCACGCCTTGAAGCGCAACTTGAGCCACTGAGCAATTGATATGGAACTGAGAATCCGCCCGGTTGGCCGCGACAAGCTCGCAAAGCTAACGGGAAACAATCAAGAGCTAATCCGGTTCTTTGAGTCGCTGTTTGGGGATTCTGAAACGCTGGTGACGCAAATAACGCAGGCGCTAGAGGACGCTGGGAACGCAAGGTTCCGCGCAGAACAGGCTATCACCGACGCCATGAGTGCAAGGATGAAGGCAGAGCAGGGATTGACGCCCGGCGATGTTCTCGCGCTGGTGTATCCATTGATCAAGCCTGAACGCAAACAACCCAGACCCGACGATGCCGCCTATGTCATCGCTGGGCAAATGTACGGAGCACGATGATGGCTGTTTACACCAAAGAACTTCTCAGCGGTTGCACGAATGGCAGGCCGATCCTGATTGCAGCCAGTGCAACGCCTGGGACCTTGATTCACACCGCGATTGCCGGGAATTCGTCAAAGGACGAGGTGTATCTGTGGTTCTACAACACCACGGGATCAACCGTGGACCTTACCGTCCAATGGGGTGGTGTAACTGACCCGGCTGATTTGATGGTGGATCATTACAAACTCACCGGCCACACGCTGGAGCAAATTGCTTTCGGCCAGCCGGTGAACGGTGGCTTGGTGATTCGTGCATACGCCACGACGGGCTCGGTTATTACCTGCACCGGCTACGTGAACAGATACAGCGTGTAATGTCATACAATCCGCCTCAGTCGGCGCCATCCGGCAAGCTGAGATCAGAGCGCCAGCGGCTCATGACCCCGAAAGGGAGATGATGCCCATTCTTGATCTTGCAGAAGTACCAGAAAGCCACGCGCCGATCTATCGGCTTGAGGCAAAGCTGCTGACTCTGGCGCAAGTTGAAATGCCCGTTGAGCACGATCACTGCTCCGGGCTCTACGCTCGCACCATGCACATTCCCGCAGGGACAGTGCTGACCGGCGCAGTTCACAAGGAAGCCTGCTTCTTTGTCGTCCGCACGGGAACGATTGCAGTCACCACTGACAACGGCGTAACCAAAGCCCACGCAGGCGACATGCTGCTGTCAAAGGCTGGCACCAAGCGCGCGGGCGTCGCGATCACGGATGTGGTCATCACCACCTTTCACGCAAACCCCACAAACGAGACCGACCCCGCTGCGCTGTGGGACCTGTTCACCGTTGCGCCCCCGGCAATTGCTGGGCACTCACTGGAGAAACTTGAATGACCTTCGGCATTTCTGGTGCTGCGCTAGCCGGTATTGCCGTTGGTGGCGCGACCCTGTACTCAGCCAACCGCGCATCAAAGGCGGCGGGCGATGCGGCTGACGTTCAATCACAGTCTGCGCTCGCAGGCATTGAAGAACAGCGCCGGCAGTTTGACGCAATACAAAAGCTGCTCGGCCCTTACGCACAAGGTGGTGCGACGGCGTTTCAGAGTCAGCAAGATCTGCTAGGGCTAGGCGCACCAGGCGCGCAGCAGCAGGCGATTCAAGGCATTCAAAGCGGGCCGCAGTTCCAGGCACTGAATCAGGCGGGACAAGAAGCTATTCTGCAAAACGCTTCAGCTACGGGCGGGCTTCGCGGTGGCAACACGCAAGCTGCACTAGCTCAGTTCTCCCCGCAACTGCTGAACCAGTTGATCCAGCAGCAATACAGCAACCTCGGCGGCATCTCGCAGATGGGCCAAGCATCGGCAGCGGGTCAAGCCTCGGCCGGCATGCAGACTGGCAACAACATTGCCAACCTACTCCAACAGCAAGGCGCGGCACAAGCTGGCGGCGCACTGGCTCAAGGTCGGGCAGCAGGTGGGTTTGGCCAGGCCATCGGGGCGGGGTTGGGAATCTACACAGGCATGGGTGGGGGTTTCTGATGGGACCGATTGACTATTCCAGTGCATTCGGCGGGCAAGACCCGATGCAAGCCTTTGCCGGTTCGTTCAACCTCGGCGCGGGGATTCAAGACCGGCGATTGGCAATGCAGCAGCAACAGCTTGCCATGCAGCAGGCGCAGGCCAAAGCACAGCAAGAGCAGGCCATGCGCGCCGAGCTTGCCGATGTGGCGTCGAATCCCACGCTGGACCGCATTGCATCCTTGTCGGTCAAATATCCGCAACTGTCGGAGGGGTTCAAACGCTCATACGACATGCTGGCTCCCGAAGCCAAGCAATCCAAGCTGAACGCAACCATACCGATCTACGCCGCTGCTTTGAACGGCAAGCCAGAAACGTCCGCGTCACTGCTCGAACAGCAAGCCGAAGCCCTGACCAACAGCGGGCGCGAGCAAGAGGCATCGCAGACGCTGGCCTTTGCTGAGATGTTCCGCACGCAGCCGGAAACCGCAAAGCAAACGGCGGGCCTACTGCTGTCGTCAGTGATGGGGCCTGAAAAGTTTGTGGAGACGTTTGGTAAGCTGGGCGAAGAACGACGCGCTGTTGAAAACCAGCCAATTGCGGTGCGCAAGGCTGAAGCCGATGCCGTAGTGGCTGAAGCAAAAGCCGCGAATGCTGCGCAGCTCGCAAGCCTTGAGGTTACAGAGAAAGTTTGGAACATTGACGACAAGCGAAGCACGATTGAGGATCGCGCCGCCCGCCTATCGTTCGACAAAGACAAAGCTCTGTCTGACTACCAAGCCAAGCTGACAGAGCGAGGTGATGCGCTGGCAAAGCTGCCGGAATCAGCCGTCAAGCTGGTGAC